CAAGAAATAAAGAAGGTATAATTGCTTGGCGTAAAAAAGTAGGCGAAGAAAAGGCAACATATATTGCTAACGAAGCTGCAAGACGAGGTACTGCTGTACATAAATTAGTTGAACAGTATCTTAACAATGAGGATTTATCAGATGCAGGTGTTTTGCCACTTGCCTTGTTTACAGTTATGAAAGAAGAACTAGACAAGATTGATAATATTAAAATACAAGAAGGCAGTTTATATAGTGATGAGTATAAAGTTGCAGGTCAAGTTGACTGTATCGCTGACTATGATGGTAAACCTTGCGTTATAGATTTCAAAACTTCTACTAAAGAAAAGAAAGAAGAATGGATTGAAAACTATTTTATACAAGGTGCTGCCTATGCTGAAATGTATAGAGAAAGATACGGTACTGATATAGAAGATATCGTAATATTGATTGTAACCGAACAAGGTCTTAATCAAGTATTTCATAAAAAGAAACAAGACTATCTACCACAATTAAAAGAAGCAATAGAAAACTTTAATGGCAATAATAACACCTAATAAATTTGCACTTCTTATAGAAAATACTGTAAGAAATAAAAAGGTTACTCATTGGGAAGCCGTATTAATGTATTGTAAAGATAATGATATTGACCCGTCAGGTATGGGTAAGATGATTAATAAATCATTAAAAGAAAAACTAGAAGTTAATGCTATGGATTTAAGATTATTGAAAGAAAGGATGGGCAGATTGCCTTTATAAAATGGATGGATTTGATGTCTATAAAATCTACCTTGCAGTCAAACTTCACTTCACTTCAGAATCGTATGACTACTTTAAGCACAATGGTAAGACAACAGCGAGACTCAAAACATTTACTAAACGGCGTGATAGATATTTTTTTCACAAGTTGTCGAGGTCTTATAGCAATAACGATTGCATTGATTATTTTGTTAGTGGATTCATTGATGGTGGCAATGTTTGGATTGGTGATGTTGTTGGAAAAACTGCTAGTGAAAATTATGCCAGATGGCGAAAACGAATAGAGAGTTTAAGTTATGTATTCCAAGGCGATATTGATACTTTATTTGAATTCATTGAGGAGAAAGGAATCAAATTTGACGACCTATTCAAAGTCAAAGAAGGCCAACACCCACCATTGGTCAAATTATTTCTTGCCTCTAAGATAACATTAGAAACTATGATTATCTTAAATGATATTTTAGGTTATACAAAACAGTTTAATAAACAAATAAAAGAGAATGTTATCTGGCCTAAGAAATATAAATTAATGATGAACTATAAACCATTTCTAAGATACAATTTAACAAAGATGAAAATGATAATAAAAAGGAAAATAAATGAGTAGTGGAGACGGATATACAATGTGGACTCACGAGCATAATGCTCTAGAGTTATCAAGAAAAGTTTATGAGTTGCAGAGTAAACTCGATAAAATTCAAAAGATTAACAATGAAGATGGTGCAACAGCACTAACTAAACAAGTTATGATTAAAAGTATAATTGAGGGTGTTAGACCAGAGGCATATAGGTCTTTTAATGTAGATGAAGGCGAGGAATGATAATAGACCTTTGGAGTATACCTGTTTATAAAGAAAATACTGATCACACTTGGTCAAGATTTTCTGATGAACAAAAAAATAAATTATTAGCACTACAAGAAGATAGAAAAGAAAAACATAATACAGTTATTAAATATAAAGGTATATTACTTGATGATCCTTTATTTAAAGATATTAGAGAACTAATAACAACTCACGCATTAATATATAAAAATGAAATTATGATGTGTGAGAATGAACTTGAATTACAAAGTAGTTGGTTTACAGTAAATAGAAAAGGCCAGAGCCACGATTTTCATAAGCATAGACATACTATATTTTCTGTATGTTATTACCCTAAAGTCAATTCTGGTGATTTGGTACTAGAGACACCTGAAGGTAAGAATTCTTTTATGAAAGACTATTGTTTTGGTTTTAAATATTCAAATTTTAATAGATACAACTGTTCAATGTGGACAATACCATTAGTATCTGGTGACATAGTTATATTTCCTGGTTATATTAGTCACGGTAGCACAGAGAATGATTCTGATACTGATAGATATATGATTGGTGCCAATTTCTGGTTGAAAGGTGAAATGGTATTTTTTGATGAATTAGATAGGATTAATATTTGACAAACCTTAAAAAAGGTGTTATAATAGAATCATATTTAACAAGGAGAGTGGACTATGTACACATTAGAAAGTGAAAGAAATAGAAGAATTATCTTAACTTCAGATGATAAAGAAGGACTGATAAAAGTTTGTCGAGAACTAAACGAACTCGATCAAAATGCCACAATGGTAGAAACCTTTGCGGTTACTCAAGGTGGCGAAACTATTTATGGCGGACAAGTAAAGTCCTTATAAATACTACTATATGATGAATAAAGTGGATAAGATTAATACATACAACAATACGGAGAATACATACAATGAATACAAGTATAGCGGCCTTAAAAAGGTCAAGATCAAATCTAGACGCACTCACTAAAGAACTTAGTGGTGTATCCTCAAACACCAAACAATCTTATGTTGATGACAGGTTCTGGAAACCAGAACTAGATAAAACTGGGAATGGTTATGCCGTTCTTAGATTTTTACCTGCTGTCAAAGACGAAGATTTACCTTGGGTTAAAATGTGGTCACACGCATTTCAAGGCCCTGGTGGTTGGTATATTGAGAACTCTTTAACTACAATGAATCAAAAAGATCCAGTTAGTGAAGAAAACAGTCGTCTTTGGAATTCAGGTATTGAAGCAGATAAAGAAATTGCTCGTAAGAGAAAGAGAAAACTATCTTACTATGCAAATGTTCTTATTGTTTCAGACCCTAAACATCCTGAGAACGAAGGTCAAGTAAAACTATTTAAATTCGGTAAAAAGATATTTGATAAGATTACTGATAAAATGCAACCTCAATTTGAAGATGAGAAACCTATCAACCCATTTGATTTCTGGGAAGGTGCAGACTTTAAATTGAAAATTAGAAAGGTAGACGGATTCTGGAATTATGATAAGTCAGAATTTGATTCACCTAAACCTATTGCGGATAATGATGAGTCTATTGAAGGCATATGGACTAAACAATATCCGTTAAAACCATTTCTAGAGGCGTCAAACTTTAAGTCTTATGATGAGCTGAAAAGCAAACTTGATAAAGTATTGACAGGTTCTAGAAGTACTGGCACAGTTGAAGATATGGTTACCCCACCTTCCATATCAGAAACGCCAGATGTATCACCAGAAGCAGTAGCGGGTTCTTCGTCAAACGATTCCGTTGATGATGATGAGACGCTGTCCTACTTCAGCAAATTAGCGGAAGAGGAGTAATTCTCTCCACCTGTTTTTGTGATACCGAGGGCGCTACGGCGCCCTCACCTTATAAATAATAATTTAAGAGTAGTTTAGGTTAACGCCTATGTACTGCTACTCTTATTTAACCGTGATGTAAAAATCACATACTCGAAAGAGAAGGAGAACTAAATGACCACAGTACAAATGGTGCCTGTTGACACCTTAACATTCAACGAACTACATCTAAACTCATCCCTAAGATATATCGACCCAGATAACTATCCAGAATTGTATAGTGATCTATACGGCGGTCTAAAGTTTAAAGGAAGATATCTAAGAGATATGGATAGTTTTGAGACAAAATTACCAACAGTCGGTGACGCTAAAACCGATACTGCTGGCTACGAACAAACTGCTAGAATCCTTAGTGAGGGACAGCATAAAGACGAAGTTTGGGCTAGTATGGATAGAGGATATCTTTTATCTAAAGTTCCACCTAGTGTTATTGAGGTAAATGGAGTTGAATATCTATGTAATGGTAGAACCAGACATGGTAAATTAATTAAACAAAATAAAACAAATATAATAGCTGATTGCTATGAAGCAGAAACTTGGGATGATTTTCATTTTTTTGCTATTATGAGTAATCGTGCTAGTGAACCTGAAAGTCCACTTACATTAATGGATGTGAAGCACTATTGCAATATGGCAATTATGAGCAATCATTTAAAACGAAACTTTGGTGATATATACGAAAGAGTTGAACAAATAGTTAATGGTACCTTTTCAAAAGAAAAAAAGAAAAGAATTGTAACCGACATATATCACGGTGATAATTTATCTACAAGTTTTGTAGCATTTGATGAGACAACTGCTGAGCAATTTTTAATAAAAGGCGGTTATACAGATAATATTCAAAACAACGGAATATATTACTACATAGTATCTAGTGCCTT